TTAATAGTTGTAAAATTTAATACTAATGTAGGATACAATTTCCATTGATCTGCATGATAATCAGGATTGTCAATAATCTGTTGTAACATAATTTTATCTTTTTCTGGTGAAGAAAAAGGTAAATCTAACATAATATGAATATCAACTTTAAATCCATTTTGTTTCAAAATATAAATTCCCCATCTATTTTCAGTATCAGTACATTTACGATTAGATTTCTTTAGAATATAATCATCCGTATGTTGAACACCAATTTGAATTCGTGTTACACCATATTGTCTAAATAACTCAATTTCACTTAGATCAACATCTTCTTGCCAATGTGTTCCTTTCTTTGTAATCCAATCTGGTCTTGTTTCAATCGTCATACCAATAACTCGATGTGTTGCTATTTCATTGATTTTTTGCTCTTCTTCAATTGATTTTATTGGACGTACTGGAATGCAATCAAGTGAATCTGTATCTAATCCTGCAAGATAAAATCTTTGAAAATCATAATAACAATTACATGCATAATATAAACTTGTCATAAAATTCATCAAATAGTCTTTAGGATAAAAATTAAATGTACCACCTGAAACAATAAATTCAAGTTTACATGGATTATTAGGCGTTGGTTCAATATGTCCAGTCATTTCTAGGCTTGTAATTCGATCTAATGTTTGTTTAATAGGATCAAAATTATTTTGCAATCCACGTGCAGATCCTGGCTCTCCAGATGAATAAGATCTTGGTTGTGTCATATTTCCATCTTCATCACGTTCTTGAGGACAATAATGACAATCCATTGGACAACTAAATGTAGATGGTCCAGTAAATACTGTAATTACTACTACTCCAGATGCACTACGAGCCACACGTTTTCTCATAAATACTTCCAATGATGGATTAAATATAATTTTATTTTGATTTAGTAACATTCGATAATAATGAACCATTGTCGTTTTACTTACATTGATTTTATATTTACGAAATAAATCTTTAATTACTTGCTCATATTCTGATCGATGTTTATAAGTATGTTTAGTTAGTTCAGTATAAAATGGTTCTATAATTTTTTCATTCATTGGTCCAATTGTTGTACGCTTGAAATCACCCGCAAATACATCTTCGATATCTTTAACTTTTAAGGCCATATTAATGCTTTAATAAAATATCTTTTATTAAAGTACTAATTTCAATTTTTATATAATAAATTAATCATCACTAAAGTCTGAATCATCACTAATATTACGATTTCTTCTAAAATATTTTACTGCACGAGATCCATAGTTATATGATGTATATACTATAATACATATTATAATTGATAATGGTATTACCCAATATAATGTAGCATATGGATCTGGTTCGACTGTTTTAGCTGTTTCATTTTTTCCAGTTGAATTTGATGTATCTTCTGGTTTTGTAGATAATTTTTCTATCATTTTATTTATCTTATTTATATCTTTATCTAAATCAGATTCATTTGTATCTTCATTTATATTTTTATCTTCTTCTTCCTCTTCCTCTTCTTCATCAAATAATTCAGTACTAGTTTTATCAGTATCTGCTTTTAAATTAGATGTAAGAAAATCTAATTTATCTAGTATTGAAGTTGCTACTGATGTTTTTGCTAATACTTTTTCATCAGTAATTTCAATAATTGGATTACTTAATGAAATAGATGAATTTGTAGATGTTATATATGAAAATAATGAATTGTCTTCAAATACGTAATTTGCTGATATTTTAAATGATGTTATCTTACATTTATTAATATCAATATTATCTGGTAAAATAAAATTATCATTTATTATAAACATACTAGATGTTAAAATTTCATGTATCGATACATATTTGTTATTAAATGATATACTTCGTGCAATATCTGATACTTTAAAAGTAATATATATTTTTGATAATTTAAATACTTGTAACGTATTTCCATTATTTCCAGTGTAAACATTTCTAATTACATTTGGGACTAAACTAAAATTTCCATTTATATTTATAGTATTTGAATTAATATCAAAAATTAATGATGGTGAAGGTATTTTAATTAATATTGAATCAGGATCATCATACAATTTTTTATTTATATTTGAATCTAAAATATTAGGAGATGGCATTATTATTCATTTAGATTTTTATTTTTAACAAGGAGCGTCTCCACTATATTTTTCTTTATTATTTTCATCATCTTCTGTTATAATCATATCATCTAATGCTTTACCAGGTGATACCATTGGTAATACGGATTCATTTTCATCAGTTATAAAATTACAAATAATTGGTCCCTTCTCGTAATCTAATATATATTTAATTTTTTCATCTAAGTTGTACATACTATCTATTTTTATTGCATGACATCCCATTGCTTCACATACTTGCTCAAAGGGTGGATTATTCATTTTAACACCCATTAATTGATTATTATAAAATTTTTCTTGCCACATCTTTACCATCAATTGGTAGCTATTATTAATAATAAATACTTTTATATTTATTTTATTTTCGATCGCTGTTAATATTTCAACAAAACTCATTGTAAATCCACCATCTCCACATATACAAATAACTTTATCATTTGGTAATCCTACTTTAACACCAATTGATGCAGGTAATGCAAATCCCATTGATCCTAATCCACCTGAACTAATCCATTTAACTTTAGGATAATCATAATCTATAAATTGTGCTGCCCACATTTGATGTGCACCAACATCTGCTACTATTGTATAATTATTTCTAAGATCTTCGTGTATTATTCTATTTAATGTACTTATAACATGTCTACCCTGAAGAATATCTTTCTTAGGGTATCTAAATTTAATTTGTTTCCATTCATTAATTTGTTTATACCAATCTGTATATTGATATGGTGAATTATAATATTTATTATATTGTTGTAAATATATCAATTCTTCTAAAATATCCTTACAATTCTGATTAATATAATAGGGCGTTTTAATTACTTTATTAATATTTTTTGACTCTATATCAACATGGATAATTTTTGCATTAGGTGCAAATTTTGTAGGATCTCCAATAATTCTATCATCAAATCTAGATCCAAAGTTTATAAGTAAATCACAATTTTGTATTGCCATATTTGCATAATAAGATCCATGCATTCCTAGCATCTTTAATGAAGTATATTTTTTCTCAGGATATACACCTAAGCCCATTAATGTAGTTGTTACCGGAATATATGTTAATTCTGCAAATTGTCTTAATAATTCTTGTGCATTAGCTTGAAGAACTCCTTGACCAGCTAAAATAACAGGTCGCTTTGATTTTTCAATCATAGTATGAATATCAGTTGAATATATAGTTGATTTAATAAAACTCTCTTCTTTTTTATTATATCTATTTATTTGTTCTGTATCAGAACTCATAATATTTTTGGGTAAATCAATTAAAACAGGACCATGTCTTTTATTTAACATATGAATAAAACCTTGATCTATAGTAGAATTAATACTTGAACCATCTTTAATAATATTATTCCATTTAGTGCAAGGTTTAGATATCCCAATAACATCTGCTTCTTGAAATGCATCAGTTCCCAATACTAAAGTAGATACTTGTCCAGTTAATGCCATGATAGGTGTTCCATCACTTAATGCATTTTGTAAACTAGTCATTGTATTAATTGCACCAGGTCCAGATGTAACCATAACTATTCCTGGATTTTTAGTAGCTTTTGCATATCCTTCAGCCATAAAACTACCTCCGGATTCAGTTCGTGAAAGAATGTATTTGATCTTATTTTGATTGTAAAATTCATTTAAAACTGGTAGAATTGCACCACCTGGGTAACCAAATACATATTTGACATTATGATGGATTAACCGGTTAAATAAGACTCTTGCACCTATATTTGACATTTATCTTAATATTAATTATTGAAAAGTTTTTAAGTTATAAAAATATCAATTATTATAATGAATTAATAATGAATGAATATGATGAATTATTAAGTTATTGGTTTCCTAGTTATACAACTATACCTAGCTTTTGGTTCAATAAAAATAAAGAAACAGATGAATATATAATTACAAATTTTTCAGAATTATTAAATAAGGCAGAAAATCATAATTTAAATTATTGGAAAACTGATATTAATGGTCATCTGGCATTGATTATATTATTAGATCAATTCTCAAGACATATTTATAGAAATAATCCAGACAAGTTATTTCTATCCGATATTATTGCATATCATCATGCAAAAGAATTTTTCTTAGAAAAAAGAGATATAGAATTAAATAATTTACATAAAATAATGGCTTTAATGCCATTTCGTCATCAAGAAAATATCGAAGATTATAATTTTATTATTGATTACATGAATAAACAATCTGATCCTATATGGAATGGATTTAAAAAACATACTATGATAAAATATCAGTATTTATTAGAACATAATAGATTACCTAACCGTGATACAGTAAAATTTGATTATAGTAAATTTAATGATATTCTAGAATATCCATGGGAACCTTCAATGCAAAGTTCCGATATAGTATCAGATTTAACTACTACATTAGTTAATTTTATAGATTCTAATAAAGATACAATAAATAAAAACCTATTAATTGTATCTTTATCTGGAGGTGTTGATAGTATGTTAATATTAGCTGTTTTAGCCAATATTAAAAGTAAATATACTAATTTATTAATAGTAGCAGTTCATTTGGATTATCATAACCGCCCTGAAACAGGATTAGAAGCAGAATTTCTATTTAGATGGTGTTCATTCATGAATATTCCATTGTATTATAGATATATTCATGAAGGTGTTCGCGAAAGAAATAGTAAACATCGAGAAGAATATGAAGAATTAACAAAAGAAATTAGATTTAACATCTATAAAGATGTACAAAATATATACAAAGATTTTAAATCAATGGGAGTAATTCTTGGACATCACAAAGGAGATCTACAAGAGAATATTTTTCTAAATGTGGTGAAAGGAAGAACTTTAACTGATTTATCTGTCATCAAAGAACAATCTGACATTTTAGGGGTAAAAATACTACGACCTCTTATAAGCCATCCCAAAAAAGACATTTTCTCATTGGCACATAAAATAAATGTACCATATTTTAAAAATACTACACCATTATGGTCAAATAGAGGACAATTTAGAGAGATTATTCAACCAGCTATTATAAAAACATTTGGAGAAGGAGTGCTAACTAATTTGTCTAAAATTGGTAAAGAATCCGACGAATTACAATTATTAATTAAATCA